GGACTTATCATTGATGGTACAGGCAGAGAGTATGATAAGATTTTAAAACAATCCATTCTACTAAAACAGTTGGGTTATGACACTCATATGATATTTGTCAATACCTCTCTTGACACTGCTCTAGAACGCAATGCAAAGCGTGACAGAACTGTACCAGAAAACATTGTTGTTAAGTCGTGGAAAGATGTACAATCCAACATAGGTAAATTTAGTCAACACTTCAAACAAAACTTTGTTGTTGTCGATAATAACAACTCTGATGAAGATGTAATGACTCCTGTATTTAAACAGATAAAGGGCCTGTTACGAAAGAAAGTAACAAGCCCTTTTGCTAAACAGTGGGTTATGCAACAAATGAAAGATAGGGGCATCAAAAAGGCCCCCAAGGGTTTCTAAACTCTTATATTCAATCTTTTCGGTTCATTCACACAATCAATGTGTTTTTCTCTAATTAGAAGATTAAACACCAATTCATATAGCATACACACGTTAAAAGCAAACTCTCTCATACAGACTCCTTTTCTGATTCTCTTACATTATACCATAAATAGATTAAAATACAGTTAAGCTGCATTTTTTTGTTGACAATCTCTTTGGGATGTGTTACTATAAGTAATAATCAAAAGTAAAGAGATTCGTATGATTCATATCGAAACAAATGGTGGTCTAAAAAAAGAAAGAAAGTTAGCAGAGGATGTCATGTGGTTCTGTCTTGAAGTTCTCATGCCTCGTATGAGAAAACTTGATATCGAGCTAAAATTTACTAAAACCATGAATGAGGGTGCATATGGGTATGCATACATGGGCGAAGATAAGAAGGATTTGGTCATTCAGATTGACCATAAATTAGGCAGAACTGAGGGTCGAGACAAACTTATTGAGACCATTACTCATGAGATGGTTCATATCTGGCAATTTGCCACTGGACGTTTAAAAGATAATTTTCAAGGTGGATACAAGCAGTTATGGAAGTGTAAGGACGGTAAATATCGTAACTACAATAAAACTGCTTATGACCGTCAGCCTTGGGAAACTGAAGCGTATGCTCTAGAAGGAAAACTTGCAGAATTATACGAAAAAAGTGAAATTAACTGTTGACAAACCTTATTTTATAGTGTATACTAGTAATATAATCAAGAGAGAGAGAAAATATGAATAAACTTAAAAATGGTGACATGATCACAGATAACGGTATTTCTTATGTCATAGAGATGGATGAGGATGGCACTCTGTGGGGTGTAAGCAATAATGCAGAGTATGAGATTGAGATATCTGAAGATTATATTCCTGATGATATATCATTTTCTTCTTGACAAACTCTATTTCGTGTGGTATAGTAGTAATATAATCAAGAGAGAGAGAAAATTATGATTGAAGTTGGAACAAAAATTATCGGTAATTTCGGTGCAATGATTCCCCTGTGGGAAGGTACAGTTACTGGCATCATCAAATCAGTAAACGGTGTGACAATCCCTACATCAGCTATTATGGAATGGGACGATGGTTCTACTACTACCATTCTACAGAGTGAGATTGACTCCGCTCCTAGTGTAAATGGTTCACCTATTGGTTATTACACAGAAGAAGGCTATTATGCTTAATAAGAAAACAGAGGCTCTGATGAAAACTCTTACGACAGAGAAAGTATCAGTAATTCACGCTGCATTTGGGGATACTCCTCATGTAGTTGCGTTTGTTGATGTTGAGAAGTCTTGGACAGATACAGACAAGTTGGAGTGTGCTTTCATGAAGACCAACTCTATCAATGATGCTTGGTGGAACAATGAAGGTGTTACGTCTATGTTTCCTAATGAGGGGTGTAGGTCAACGTCTGTTGGTGACATGGTTTTAATTGGTGAAACTAAGTACAAGTGTTCTAATTTTGGATGGGAAAAAATATGAGAAAATCTGTAAAACGTGAAAAGATTGATAATGCAAAACTGTCTGCACCAAATGTTCCAGGCTACACTTGCCCGTCAATTGACTATGTTCAAGAATTTCTTGATCAGATTGCACAACGTGGTGACAAATGGTCTGTACGACAGTCTGATCTTGCAAAGGATGTATTAGAGTACATTCGTGAATCAAACGATGAACTACGTAGTTCGTCAAAATATTGGTATGACAAATATAAGGAAGCTGCATAATGACAGATGCTGATGAAGAACTCAATATGTCTATTAGACGATTTCTAAAAAAAGTAGGAATTGCATCACAAAAAGAAATTGAAAATGCTTGGAAAGATACTGGAAAAGTAAAAGTCAAAATGGTTTTAACTTGTGAAGAACTAGGAATTGATTTCACTGTAGAAGATGAGATAGGCATATGAGTATGAAAGCTCTGTTAATTGTCTCTGCCCTTGGTGGTGGAATGGGTGGTGGATATGAAGTTGAGATGCCGTCTATGACTGAGTGCCTAGACGCAAGAGTTGCTATCATGGAACAAGATAAGGATGCAAAGACTCTTTGTGTTCCAACTGTTGCACAAACGGATAAGATGGAACAGTTTTTTTCTATCTTTATGAGCATTGTTGAACGAATGAGGGAAATGGAAAATGAAAGACTTAACGCTGAAGCGTATAGGTAGTACGAGAAGTGTTCTTAAAACCTGTAGAGAATACACTTGGTCTTATTACTATTGGAACAATGTTTTATCCTACATGACGAGAAAAGGTGAACGAGGGGAATAACTATCCCTAAATAATAATATGGTCACATTAACAGATAAAGCAAAAAACTATATGAAGAGCGTTATCATGAATGGTGATAAGGTATCTCTTGCCGTTAAGGGTGGCGGCTGTTCTGGATTTCAATATGTTTGGGGTCTGATGACTGACCATCCAGATGTACAATGGTCTGAGCCTATTGATGAGGTGCTAGTGGTCGATCCTCTCGCTGAAATGTATATTTTGGGATCAGAAATTGACTATGTTACTGAGCTCGGAGGCTCTTATTTAGCCCTCAAGAATCCGTCCAGTAAAAGTAGTTGTGGTTGCGGCGAGAGTTTTGGCGTATAATGTATGACATGGTTCATTATAGTCATTCTCACATTCACCAGTGGAGCTCCTTCTGAAGAAGTGCTTTCCACCTATAAATTTAAATCAGAAATATCTTGTAATGAATTTGTCGTAAAAAATTATGACAGATTAAATGAGCGTGTGAATAAAGACCATGACCAACACAAATCAACTCCGAATCTTTATAGTTGTGTTGTCGGGATTCCTTAATGGTTGTTCATTGGTAGGAATTCCGTGGCAAATTTCAGCTGCAAGCACTGCTGGAGATTTTATTTCGGCAAATCAAACAGGCAAGACATTATCAGAGAACGGTGCATCCCTGGCACTTAAAAAAGATTGTCAGTGGAGTAGAGTAGCATTAGGGTGGCCACCATGCCTTACAAAGGAAGAATTTATAGATAAATTAATAGAGATGGACTGTAAAACCTATTCTTGGAATTTCCTAAATATTCCGTATTGTAGGGAGAGTAAAACTAATGTTTGATAAGATAGGAGAACGATAATGCCCGCAAGAAAACACACCCAATGGTTAGCAGACCCAAGTGTAGAATATGTAGATAGTCGGATTTATAGTGATTGGGGAATCTTTCATGCAGAGCAAGAAAAAATATTCAAAAAATGTTGGATACCTCTCTGCCATGAGTCAGAACTAGAGAACCATCTAGACTTCAGAACTTCCAGTATTGCTGGTTCTAAAGTAGCAATGATCCGTGATAAAGAAAGAGTTGTAGCGTTTGAGCACAACTTTCAATCCATGCCAGTTAGTGGCAACCTAGAATCTGATGGTGGTTATGATCATTGGAACTGTCAAGAATTACCATGTGAAGTTAAGTTTGGTGGTATGGTATGGGTCACACTTAATCTAGAACCAACTCAAGATGTTGAAGCATGGGCCGCTGGTGCATTTGATGTTATTCGTCCAGCACTCGACACAGAGCCATTGGAAGTATTCCATTATCACAAAGCAATCATCGACAGTAACTATAAACTGTGGCACGATACTAACAGCGAGTTCTACCATGACTATATGCACTACTTTAATCGTGTAACTGGTTTTAATGAAGAGTACTTTGCACGTAAGTGTACAGGGTTTGAGAATGGTCATGTAAACGTAGGTAGCTTTGAGGTACAGTATGGTGAATTTGAGTTAGGTGAATCTAGAGAAGACCTCTCATTTCCACACCTACCACCAAACCAGTGGTACATGATTGATCTATTTCCTGGCATGAACTTTAATCTACGTGGTAGTGCATTACGTACAGACGTTGTAACACCACTTGGGCCAAATAAGGTTATGATTGAGTTTCGTGGATTTGGTCTTAAAAAGGATACACCAGAAGAGCGTAAAACTCGTATTGCACATCATAACACAATCTGGGGACCAATGGGCAGAAACTTACACGAAGACCTTCTGGGTATTACTGGTCAAGGTGCAAGTATGGCTCCTGGCCAGGAACATCGTCACATACTACATGGTAGACATGAGAATGAAACTATTCATGATGAAGTGGGTATGAGACATTTCTATAAAGAGTGGAGCAATTGGATGGGCGTTGACCCTGCTAATCCTATGAAAGAAAATGCAGTATGGGAGAATCAATAAAATGCATACTTATAAATGTACAATACTAAGAGTAGTAGACGGTGATACAGTTGATGTAGATATTGACTTGGGGTTTGGAGTATGGATGCGTAAAGAGCGTGTCCGTATCCTTGGTATAGACACACCAGAGAGCCGTACAAGTGACAAAGTAGAGAAGGTGTATGGTAATCTTGCAAAGGAATATGTGAAGGCGTATCTACCAGTGGACAGTGTGCAAACACTACAAACAGAGAAAGATGGCACTGGTAAGTTTGGTCGTATTCTGGGCAAGTTTTTAGTACACGACACTACTACAGACAGTCAAATGCACCTTGGAGACATTATGATAAGAGAGCATCTTGCAGTTGAATATCATGGTCAATCTAAAGATGACATTGAAGAGCAACATATTAAAAATAGAGAACTATGTTGTTTACCAGAGGAAGCTGAAAAATAATGAGTAGCAGTGAATTTAAACCTAAGCGCAGTAAGAAGTATGAAGATAACTACAGTTATATCTTTAGTAAAAAACCTTCATTTATCAAAAAGATATTGGAGTGGTTTAGATCAAGCCTATGATGGATGAAATCATTTCGCCTTGTATTTCTATTTGCAAATTCGATCCAGATACAGGATACTGCTATGGATGTTGGAGAACTCGTAATGAGAAAATGACTTGGAGAGATGCTTCAAGAGATTTACGTATAGAGATCATTGATGAACTTCATGTGCGTAGAGAAGCAGCTGGTGGAGCTCCACGTAGAACATCAAGAATTTCATAAAGGGTATTGACTATTATGCTGGTTTGTAGTAGTATTATAATATTATGAATAGATTATTAGAAGCACTAAACGAGTTAAAAGAACTTAACAAAAAGATTACATCTTTGGGAAATGTTGAAAAACGTAAACCATTTAGCCTACAATCTGATTTAGATCATATTGCAGACCTTAAAAATGATAAACTGGCACTTAGAGAAGAAATAGATACCTTGCAAAGCCAATAAGGTACTTGACTTATATAAACAACTCATGTATATTAATATATAAGTATAACTGTAATCTAAATGTCGAAAGACGGACTGATTACACCAACTGATGAAAATTAAAAGGAGACATCATGTCGAATGTCAGAAAAGTTCTAGGCCGTGACCTAGATTTAGACACAATACAATCAATCTGGACGCTGGAGCGATTAAAAAAACATCTTCCGAAAGGGATGACGGCCGTTGACGTTGCGTGGCGAATAATAAAAAAACCAACTGATGATAATCTTATGATACGTCCAGAGGGCACACCAGATGCAGAAGATACTCTAGGATATGATTTAGAACGTGGTGGATTTGATGTTAATACCCTTCCCCCAACTGAAGATATTGAAACTGGTGAAATTAAAGATGGTCGCACAAGAGAGATTGAAATATGGAAACTGATACAGAAACATAATTGGGAACCAGTTATGCCTGTTATCAGGGTAAATATTGATGAGGGTATGGATCGTCCAGTTGCACAGAAATCTAATTATCATCCATATGCAAAAAGAGCGGGTTCGTTAGGACTTGAGGCGTCTTTAATTGCAGATATGCAAGAAGGACTTATTGTCCCATTAAATAAAGCTCAATTAAGAATTCGTCTGTATGATGAATATGAGGTAGAAAACCTTCTTAGTAACGAGGGCGGTGCAATAACCAAGGTTATTAATAATGCATGGGATCGTTTCCACCATGGCGATAAAGTAATCAGAAATAAAGCCGAGGGTGAATGGGCAAAATGGGTTGAAGAAGAAACTGACTATGATGATGTTGTGACATTAAAGGCCGGTGGTAAGGCGCCCGAGCGTTTTATTTTTCGACATTGTATTCCAAATGGAAGGAAAGATAAGACCACAAGAGTTATACTTAATGTGAACGAGTATACTCTGGAAAAAGCGCAAGCGGCAGTTAAGAAGTTTAAGACTGAGGTAGATAAAGCGTATCGTGATATATTCATTCTAGTCGGTAAATCTTTAGGTCGTATAATTATTGAACCAGAGTATGGTTATGAAATCGTTGGTATCTGTCCACAGGTTCAGAACGAAGTACAGAAAGAGATGTATGAAAATGGTGAACTCGTATCATATGATGATTATGTAAAAGTTGCGTAATGGTGTGGGGGCCTTGTGCCCCCCACTATTTTATTACAAATGTCTCTTGACTTCACCTTGAACTTATGGTACAATCTTTAAATGAACTTTTACACAAATGTTCTCCAATGGGGGAACCAATTATTTTGTCGTGCTGTCATTAACGGTGAACGTCAGAATTTTAAAATAAAATACCGTCCAACTTTATTCTCTCCTGTACAGCAAGAGACAGGATATAAGACATTGGATGGTGTTCCTGTCTTACCTATAGAGTTTGATAATATCAAAGAGGCTAAGGAATGGGTTGAGAGTCATAAGTCTCAACCTGAGTTAGTCTATGGTAATACACAGTTTGCATACAATTACATCTCTGATACCTATACTGGTGTTGTCAATTGGGACTTGGATGATATACTCATTGTCACATTAGACGCTGAGGTGCAGTGTAGTAACGGATTTCCAGACCCCAAGCTTGCTGAAGAGGAAATGCTGTCTATTACCATCAAAAATCATCAGAGTAAAAGGATCGTGGTGTGGGGTGTTGGTGAGTTCACCACTGATCGTGAAGACGTTACCTATGTTCATTGTGAGAGTGAACTGCATCTACTGAAAGAGTTCATGATATTCTGGGAAAAACATCAGCCAGATATCATCACTGGATGGAATACAGAGTTCTTTGATATTCCATATATCTGTAATCGTATCAAGAAATTATTTGGTGACGATGAACTAAAACGTCTTTCTCCTTGGGGCAGTGTCCAAGAAAGAGAAGTTTACAAGATGGGGCGCAACCACCAAACATATAATATGCAAGGTGTCGCCGCTCTTGATTACTTTGACCTGTATCGAAAGTTTACGTATAGCGCACAAGAGTCCTATCGTCTGGATCACATTGCAAAGGTAGAACTTGGCGAGAGTAAGGATGGTAATCCATATAATACATTTAGTGAGTGGTATCAGAAAGATTTTCAGTCATTCATTGAATACAACATACAAGACGTTGAGATCGTTGATAAGCTAGAAGATAAGATGAAGTTGATTGAACTATGTCTTACGATGGCGTATGATGCAAAGGTGAACTACACAGACGTTCTTGGCGCTGTGAGGTATTGGGATGTTCTTATATACAACTATCTCAAAGAAAAGAACATCGTTATACCGCAAAAGAAACCAGCAGAGAAGTTTGATAAGTTTGAGGGTGCATATGTAAAAGACCCTCAAGTGGGTATGCATAAGTGGATTATGTCGTTCGACTTGAACTCACTATATCCACACCTTATCATGCAGTATAATATATCACCAGAGACACTTATACCATCTAATGAGAAAGTGCCTGATGACATGGTTGATAAGATTCTTGATGGTAAAGTAAAGAACACCACAAACTATTGTATGACGCCTAATGGTGCATTTTACAGAAAAGATAAACGTGGTTTTCTTCCAGAGTTAATGGAGACTATCTATAATGATCGTGTCAAATATAAAAAGCTTATGTTACAAGCTCAACAGGACTATGAGGACACTAAGGATAAAAAGTATCTCAAGGATATCTCAAGGTATGAGAATATTCAGTTGGCCAAAAAGATATCCCTTAATAGTGCGTATGGTGCTATTGGGAATAGTTGGTTTAGGTATTTTGATCTTAGAAACGCTGAAGGTATTACAACAAGCGGTCAGTTATCTATACGATGGATTGAAAAGGCTCTTAACATCTATCTCAACAAGATTATTGGAACTGAAAAAGAAGATTACGTTATTGCATCGGATACGGATTCTGTATACATCACTTTTGATACGCTTGTATCTAAGTCTTTTGGCGACAGAAATCCATCTCCAGAAACCATCGTCAATTTTCTGGATAAAATTGCCACTGATAAAATTGAACCGTTTATTGACAAATCTTATCAGTCCCTTGCTAAAGTCGTAAATGCGTATGACCAGAAGATGGTCATGAAACGAGAGGTGATTGCAGACAAGGGTATATGGACTGCGAAGAAACGATATATCCTCAACTGCTGGGATATCGAAGGTGTGAGGTATAAAGAACCTAAACTCAAGATGATGGGTATCGAAGCGGTTAAGAGTTCAACTCCTGCTCCATGTAGAGACAAGATTAAGGGGGCAATGAACATCCTGATGACGGGTGATGAGAAAATGCTAAATACCTTTATACAGAAGTTTCGTGAGGAGTTTATGAAGTTGTCACCAGAAGAGATTGCATTTCCTAGAAGTTGTAACGGTGTAAAGAAGTTCACTGGTGAGTCATCTCTGTTTGCAAAGGGCGCTCCTATCCATGTC